ATTATCAAAAAGATGGTCAAACGGTTTACCGTACAGATAATGTGGTTGATAAATTCAATATCTTAGAAAGCCGAAGAGATGCAGATAATAACCAGAATGGTTTTAGTAGTAGCAATGATTCAAACGGTAAACGTGCAGATAATATGCAGAAACAAAATGAAGATCGAAATAATAATCAGACTAATTCTAATTATTCAGATGATGCTTTTGCTGATAATAGTACCCCGATTGATATCAGTGATGATGATTTACCATTTTAGGAGATGTGATCATGAAAAATATTAATGGCATCCCTAAGCAAGTGGTTGAGTGGCTTACTGATAATGGTGAACAGATTCATGACGTTCATGATGCACCAGCGTACAAATCAATTCATTTTAGTACCGGTAGTAATGAATATATTTATTATCCGGAGGACAACAAATTATTTATTGCAATCGAGAAACATGTTATTGAATATGAGCAAGTCTTATATCCTAATAGAGCCGTAGAAACCAAATTTGAGGGGATGTAAGGATGAATGAATTACCAATCGATAGATTAGTTGAATTATCTAGTAAAGTCCCTGTTGAGATAATTTTGGATGCTAAGAGACGTATGGGAGATTGGATTTTATCTGGTGGTAAGCAAGATGATCCATACATGTGGCAGCAGGTTAAATTTGCTGAGAATTGGTTAATTTTTAATGGAGGAAAATGATGGATAAATTCCTGGTTAGAAGTAATGAAATATTTGAGGCAATTAGATTTACAGGACAAAAAGAAATATTTGGCAGTCCGGTTGTTCATGAAAACAAAACCTTTGAATATTCGATATCTTTTTCTTATTTTCATGTTGGTTTTGATATAGGGGATTGGTTGTTAAGGAGTATTAATCATAGTGATATGTATGATACTGCAAAATATTTCTCTATTCCGGATAAGTATTTTCATCAAATGTATTCAGACGTGAAATCATGCTAGAAACTGATGAACCAAGAAAAAGTAAATAACAAAAATGCCATCACCATATTGGCAATGACATTCCTAAATTAATTGAGTTCTGACAAATCCAATTATATCACGGGGAGTGGCCGATTTGTATTTATTGCCAGCAATTGATCGTAACAAGAGTAGAAATAAAGCTAGAGAAGTTTTGAATCAGTATCGCCGTTTGGCTAGAGTTTCAGGCCGGTCACTGACGGATATAAAATCACCCATCATTACTGATATGCCTAAAGGTACACCATTTGGAAATGCTCAAGAGGATAAGAATACTGATATCATTTCAGCAAGAATGGAAGTCCAAGAGATAGAACGTGCTATTACCAACTTAAGCAAAGAATGTTTTGAAGTAATCTATTTCTCATATATCTCAAAGGAACATCATTCGAAGCTGGATATTGCTGCTAGTGTATTCGGAAGTATTACTGCCAATAAGACAGTAGAGCGTAGACAACGTGAAGCATTACTACAGTTCTGTGAATCCTATCGTAATGGGGAATTATTGACCTATAAACGAGTTAACAAGAGAAATGTATTAATTCCATGAGGGATTTGTGAGGGAAAAATGTCAACTTTTGTCTGTTTTTTGTCGCAAATGTGTCGCTATGTTGAGGGAAAAAGTACTGTTTAGGGATGTATTCTTGTATTGTTCCATAAAAGGGATAGTGACTGTGGTTACTCTACCGCTACAAAAGGAGCATTTTAATAACGATTCTCTGTTTCTGAAAAACAACCGTCTCAGGACGTAAAATGTTTAACCCTTAAAAAGTGATCAGTGATGATAAAGCTGGTCATTGCTTATGCGGATAATATTGGATATATATTAGGTGGAATTCCCCTTCCTACAAGTTGTTAATACCAAGATGTAGACTTAAAAAACTCCTAATTTTATTTCGTTAAAATATCACTTACTTAATATTCTGGTTCGAATCCAGATATCCGCTTTAATACTTGTAATAGGTATGAAAACCTTATCTAAAAAGAAAGTAATAATTGTATAATATAATACAGTAAATTTAGATATTGGGAGATTGTCTAATGAATCTTTATAAGTATTATTCAAATGCCTTTCCAATTCCTTCAGAGCTGAGGAGTTTAAGACCAGAAGAAAGTAAAATTGGTTACAATAATAATCAAATGTGTAGAATTATTGATTTTCTTTTTATGGAAATTGATTCTAACATCAGTGGGAAAAATTTTCCGATTAAATATATGCTACGGCAACCATCTAATATATTTTTAATGGAAAAAGATGATATGTTGATGATTGGTATATCCTTTGGCAAGGCAATATTTAGACATAATACCTTTATGTGGCTTAATAAATATGCATCATCTTTATCAGATAGCAGTTTACTAGGATTTGGAAATAAGATTGATTTTACAATTAGTATTTCAATAAAAGATTTACTTTCGTATTCTGAGAGATGGAATCTTTTGTTTAGTATTAGTGACTTTATTATTGCACCCAATAGATTACAGGGATTTGGAATTCAAAAATTTTTCAAAGAATATTCTAAGGATAATAATATAGATAAAAGTGAATATGAAGATAAATTTAAAAATGAGAATAATAAGGATGAAGAGTTTAATAGTTTTATAAATAAAATATGTGTAGACTTCGAAAAACAAGTGGAAAGGAAATATAATATTATGAATATTAATCCTAAATTTAGTGCGAAAGATATGGTTGTAAAAAATAATCAAGGGTTTTATGTATTACCATTTCAAGATGATACTACTGATGTTTTGGAAACGATTCAAGATGAATTATCAGACAGGAATATTAATTGTAATCTTATAAAGTCTGAGGATAGATTCGATCCGAGCAGAGGGAATAATATAATTGAAAATATTTGGCAAGATATTTGTTCTTCAAGGTTCGTCATCGCTGATTTGAGCCAAAAAAATCCAAATGTTTATTATGAGTTAGGAATTTGTGATACTCTTGGCAAAAAAGTAATACCCATTTGTAGTAAAAAAAGCTTCGATGAAGATTACAATAAACATTTGCCAACGGATATTGAACAAGAATATACACTTTTTTATGATAAAAATAATTTAAGAGAATTTAAAAAATTTGAAAATGACATAATTCAAAGAATACAGACAGTAATTGATTAATTAGAGATCACATCAGCTAATGTGGTCTTTTTCTTTTGGAGGAAAAAATATGACATTTGGAGAAGCATTAAAGCAATTGAAGCTAGGTAGGAAATTAAAACGTAAAAATTGGAATGGTAAAAATCAATTTGTATTTTTAATTAATGGTATGGGATTGAAAACTCTTTTAGATCCTGGGATTGAAGATTATTGGCAAGTTGGTGAATGGAAAGACGATATTTTTTTGAATTTATCAGCTGAAAAGGATGTAAATATTTCTGATTTATTGGCGATTAAGACAACATCAAATCAAATTCAATTAGGATGGTTAGCAAGCCAAACAGATATGTTATCTGACGACTGGGAGGTAATTTAGGATCATGAGTAAAATGATGCATACAAGATATGCTAATGTGATATCGGCGGTTGAAGTTCAGTGAATCAGTGATATCACTAAAGAAGAACAAAATAAAAAGTACCAGGATAAATATCCATATAGAAAGTCACATCACAAATCTGGACGTTAAAAAATTTTGAAACAAACACGGATGTAATTCTGAAAGTGAGGTGGTGAAGATGAGTGGCTAGACAACGAAATCCTAACCGTGATAAGGCTATGAAAATATGGTTGGACTCTAAGGGGGACAAGCCACTTGTTGACATTGCCAAACAGTTAAATACATCAGCATCCACTATCCGCAAATGGAAGTCACAGGATAAATGGGCTGACAAAATGAATGGGAGCGCTCCGATTGCGAAACGGAGCGCTCCTTTTGATTCTCTTAAAAAGAATAAGAATGCTGCAGGCAATTCTGGTGGGTCAGCACCGCCCGGGAATAAGAATGCACTCACAACTGGCCAATATGAAACTATCATGCTTGATCAGTTATCTAAGGATGAACAGGCAATCTTTGAAGGTGTGACTGATAATCCATTAATCACTATTAACACTGAGATACGCCAATTAAAGGTACGGCAATATCGAATTACTAAACGTATCAATCTGGTTGTTCAAGGGATGAATGATATTGAGGTTCAAACTTATATCAAGGTGAAGACTAGAAAACATTCATTCAAGGATAGTAATGGAAATCGTATTGTTACAGAGACACAGGAGGATGTTCCTACCGGTTCAATGACACAATCTTATAGGAAGTTTGATGACCTATTAAAACTGGAAGATGCATTAACTGCAGTTGGTAATTCATTACAAAAGGCACTCAGAGAAAAAGCCAAGATAATGAACATCCCTTATGACCAGGAGTTATTACAAGGACGTGCAGAGTTAACTAAGCAACAGGCAAGAATCGTTAAGTATAATGCTGACAAGCTTACTAACAATGGTGCTGATAATCCTATCATTAAGGCCATGTCAGCATTATTGAAGCAAAAGAATGGGGATGAATTAGATGGAAACGCCGATTAAGAAAATTAAGTTTTCTCCATTACAGGCTAAGTTTCTAACATCCCCATTTGACCATACATTTGAAGTCAATGAGGGCGCTATTCGTTCTGGTAAATCAGCTGCAGCTTGTATGAGATTGGCAGAGCTTTATATGTTATCACCTGATGAGTCACACCTAGTATCTGGCTACAATCAAGAAATTGCCTACAAGATTTATATTGAGGGTGACGGATTGGGATTGGCTTATATTTTTGATGGTATGTCACATCTTAGACGTGATCGTGGTGGTGACAATTTAACTATTGATTTACCGAGTGGCCAAAAGAAAATATATTTCAAAGGTGGCGGTAAATCTAACTCTGCTAACAGTATTCGAGGGATGTCCCTTGGATCCGTAGCATATACAGAAATTGATTTGCTCAATGAGGAATTCTTAAAGGAAACATTTAGACGGACAGCTAATGCAACAATCAGATATCATCTAGGAGATTTGAATCCACCAGCACCCAATCATCCCATTCTTAAATTCTTTGAAGAACACAGGGCAAAATGGCAACACTGGACTATGTTAGATAACCCAGTCATGACTCGTAAGCGATTGAACGAATTGGAGAGTGAGTTTAAAACTAATCCATACATTTATAAGCGTGATTGGTTGGGTGAAAGAGTAATGCCCGAGGGTGTCATTTATTCTATGTTTGACCAAGAGAATATGACTGATAAAACTCTTATCGGTAAACCAGTCGAGATGTTCTTTAGTACTGATGCTGGTCAAGAAGATGCCACAACTATGAGTTGCAATATCGTTACTCAAGTTCATGAGAATGGTCGATTTAAGTTTGTACTCAATCGAGTGGCCAACTATTACCATTCAGGACGAGATACACACAACGTTAAGGCCATGAGTGTCTATGCTGAAGAATTACTTAGATTTGTTAACTGGTGTCACAAAACTTATCAAATGTATTCCAATGTGATTCTAGTTGATCCTGCAGCAAGGTCATTACGTGAAGAATTGAAGCGTGTTGGTTTGGCTAATCAAGCAGCTAATAATAATGCTCATGAAATAGCCGGCGGTCGCAAAGGTATTGAAGTTGGTATCGAACGTTGGCAAAACTTAATGGCTAATGGTCAATTCAAGCTGGTTGAGACTCCAGACAGTGGCATCCCTATGAAATATGATCACTATCACTTCATTCGTGAAATTGGTACATATGTTAGGGATGATAAATCAGGATATCCGGTAGATGCTAATAACCACTCAATGGATGAAGGACGTTACTCAGTTAATTACTTCTATCAAAAATACGGTAGGTGATGCAATGTTTAAAAATATATGGTCCAAGATAAAGGTGGTGTTAGCAAAGATGGGATTAATTAAATCGATTGAGAGCGTGGCTGACGTTAGTAGCTTGCTGATTGATGATGACCAAGTAAAACAAATTGATTTGTGGGATTCAGCATATAAAGGCAATCCTTACTGGATTCATAAGAAATGGACATCAGCATTGGATCATACCCACAGTCATAAACAGAAATCATTGAACATGCCGAAGATTCTATCAAAGAAGATGGCATCCCTGGTATTCAGTAAAAAGGTGAACATCTTAGTAACTGAACACAGTGATACTGATACCTCTGATGAGACTAAAGCAGATCAAGGTGATAATGATGCCAACAACTTCATTCAAGAGACCTTAGACGATAATTATTTCTATAATAATTGTGAACGATACCTTGAGTATATGTTTGGTACTGGAGGGATGGTAATGCGTTTTTATGTTGCTGGCGGAAAAGTTAAGATTAGATTTGCCACAGCTGATGCATTCTATCCCATTTCACAAGATGAAAATGGTGTAACTGAATGTGTTATTGCATCAAAATTCGTTAAGGGTGGTAAGTATTACACATTATTGGAATGGCATTTGGAAGATGATAAGAATTACATTGTTAAAAATGATTTATATCGGTCAGTGGATGCTACTTCAGATGATTTAGGAACTAAGGTTCCATTATCGACTGTCTATGGAACTTCATTGAAGGATGAATCTAATTACCCTAAAACCATTTATACACGTCCCACGTTTATTTATTTGAAGCCTAATTTAGCTAATAATTTCAGTTATAACAGTCCACTGGGGATATCCATTTATGCTAATGCCATTGATACGTTACAACAGCTTGATCAAGCATTTGATATGTTGAATCAAGAAATGGAAATGGGCAGACGTCGGATCATTGTTCCGGATGAATTAATGGAACGAGGGATGAACCCTGTGACTGGCATCCCTGAATTTCATATGAATTATGATGAACAGGTATATCAATCATTTCATTTCAGCAGTACATCAGGGGTTGAATCTCCACCAACTCCGAAAGATATTACTTTGCCCTTGAGAACAGAGGAAATAGTTACAACAATTAATTCATTGTTGGATATTCTTGCTGCTCAAACAGGTTTTAGTGCTGGCTCATTCAGTTATAGCAATACTCAAGGACTTGAAACAGCTACAGGTGTTATCAGTCGTAATTCTGATACCTATCAATCTAAGAATAGTCATGAAACAATTCTTGAAGATGCTTTTAAGAAGATGTGCCAGACGATTCTTGAGCTGGGAAAAGCTGCAGGTATTTACTCCGGAACAACTGATATTGATGTATCAGTTAACTTTGATGATTCAATTGCTAAGGACCGGACTGAGAACGCTAATTACTATGAGTTGATTACTGGCAATAAGCCATTAATGCCACGTAAGGAAGCCATTAAACAAGCATTTGGCTTAGCTGATGATCAAGCACAAGTATATTTGGACAGCCTTACAAAAGAGGAGTCTCAAGGCAATATTGATGATTTGATGGATAATCACAGAGAAGATTATAACGAGGATAATCATGAAGCTTGATGCTTGGGAACTTGAGATACTTGCTGCATCAGAGACTGAGAAAGTAAAGATTGTTGAAGACCAAGTATGGCAGATTATTGTTAAGGTTTTGTCCAATGCAATCGATAAGAATAGTCTTGAAGATTCCAATTCAACACAAGAATGGCTAAATGAATTACTTGAATACAAGGAAATACTAAAGAATAAGACATCCCCACCGATAGCATTTGCTTTTAACCAGGCAATTAAGAAACTACAAGATCAGATGGATGACCAATCTAATTTGAATATGGATGTTGAAGAAGCTTGGTTAGCTGACCAGGTTAAAAATAAGCTATTGAATCCAGCACCAGCGTTGAGTAAGTCAACAAAGGTTAAAAGAGTAATTGATGGCCATAAAAGGGATGATATTAGATATCTTGGAATGGCCAAAAATAATATGACTGAGAACGCTTATAAAACGTTTAAAGGAATCATTACTGATTCAATTACTCAGTACAATCGTGGAGGTATGACTACACAACAAGCTATAACAAAAGCCTCGTATAAATGGGCTGACCAAGGAATACCAGCATTGATTGATTCAGCTGGTAAACACTGGTCACCTGACGTTTATACAAGGCTTGTAGTTAGTAATTCTATTAATGATTTATATAACGATGTTGAAGCTACTAGATTTCAAGAATTTGGTGGCAATTTAGTTAAAATATCTAGTCATGCCGATTGTCGACCAACACATTTGCAGTACCAGGATAAGATTTACAGTTTTAAAGGTGGAACAGATAAATATCCTAATCTTTATACGGCAACAAACTATGGCTTTGGTGGTGGATTATGTGGAATTAACTGCAGACATCACTCAATGCCATACATCCCTGAGACTGAGGATGCTTTTGAGGATGAAGAATCAAATATGAATGAAGATAATCAAAAATATAAATTAGTTCAGCAACAACGTAGATATGAAAACGTATTGAGACAAGGTAAACGTCGATTAAAGGCTGCACAAGCTATGAAAGATGATGATGAGATTAGTCATTGTAAATGGTTAGTTAACCGACGTAGCAAGCGCTTGAGAGAGTTTACTAATAAGAACGGATTGAGTCGTGAGCCATATCGAGAACGTCCAATCGTTTAATGACCTTAGCAAGTCTATAAAAGGCTTATTTTTTATACCTAAATTTTGAAAGGGGCAATTAAATATGGCAAATGATCCAGCAGCAGAACCAACGGATCCAAATACAGACCCAGTATCAACAGAACCGAATGGAGCTGGTACTAGTGAAGAAGATATTAAGGCTGCCAAAGCAGCAGGTATTGATGATTTCATTAAATCTATGGGTGTTGGTTCTGTAGATGAATTAAAGAATATTATTGCAGCTCAAAATGATACTAAGAAGGCTAATCAAACCGACTTGAAGAATGCCCAAGATGATTTGAAGACTGCAAATAATAATAATGCTGACCTAACAAGTAAGGTGGCATCCCTTGAAGCATCTAACGCAGTACTCAAAGCAGGTGTTACATCTGATCACATGGAAGATGCCACAATTCTTGCACAAGCTAAGGTTGCTAATGGTTCAGCTAAAGACTTTGATAAGGCTATTAAAGATGTATTAAAGTCTAATCCTCAATTTGCTGGGGATGTTAAAACTGGTCCAGATGGTGCAGCAATTGTTAATAGCAATACATCAAATAACAATTCTAGTTTAACCAAAGCTGAGTTTGACAAGATGGATTATGGAGATCGCTTAAAAGTTTTCTCAGAACAACCAGAAACATATAAAAAATTTACTAAATAGGAGGTTTTATTATGACAGATCCAAATACCACAGCAATGTCGAATATGGTAAATCCTGAAGTTATGGCTGACATGATTTCTGCTGAATTACCAAAAGCAATTAGATTTACCGCAATTGCTCCAATTGATACTAAATTAGAGGGACAACCAGGTAATACGGTGACAGTTCCTAGATTTAAGTATATTGGAGATGCTAAGGATTTCAGTGAAGGGGAGTCGATTGATTACAGTCAATTAACAACTGATACTGATAAGTTCACTATTAAAAAAGCTGGTATTGGTGTCAAGTTCACTGATGAAGCTATGATGTCCGGGTATGGTAATCCTGCACAAGAAGGTCAAAGACAAGTAACCATGTCAATTGCATCTAAAATTGATAATGACACAGTAGCAACTGCTATGAAAGCAAGATTATCATTATCTACAGATGTTACTAAGATTGATCTTATTGATTCTATTGAAGATGCATTTAATGATGATACTGATGAACGAGCTACTGAAGATTCATCATCTGTAACAGGTGTATTGTTCCTTAATCCTAAAGACGTTAATAAACTACGCAAGGCTGCCGGTCTTGATTGGACCCGTGCTACTGAGTTAGGTGACAGCATCCTTATTAATGGTACTTTTGGTGAGTTATTGGGTTGGCAAATTGTTCGTACTAAGAAGATGGATGTTGGTGCAGGGCTAGCTGTTAAACCAGGTGCAATGCGTACATACATGAAACGAAATATTTTAGCTGAATCAGCCAGAGATATTGATAATAAGCTGACTAAGTTTAATGCTGATGTTCATTATGGTATTGCTATTTATGACGATACCAAGCTATTAGCAATTAATCCTGATAAATTTACTGGTACCGGTACTGTAATTGAATCAAATACTAAACGTGGTAAGAAGTCCGCAGATGATGGGACGCCCAAAGCTACAACAGATGCAGGTACGGGTTCTGGATCTAAATAATAGATAGGGGATGATAATTGTGGAATTATATCAGTTAGTTGATGATAAATTTTATACAGAAGAATACGGTGGTATCAAATTGCCAGATGGATTCATTGAGAAAAATATTAAGCAAGTAGCTGATTTAATTAATGAGTTTTGCAATTATTATTTCAATTATCACTATGCTGATGATCTTCCATTTAAACAAGATGTTGTTGATGTAAAGAAAGCCTTGTGTGCTCAGCTAGAGCATATTTATGAGCTTGGTGGAAATACTGAATTAACTGGTCAAAGTGCTCCCACAGGTGTTGAGATTGGCAATTTTCAAATGTCTGGTATGAAACAGAACAATACAGGGATGAAATCAGTAAGATCTGAAAAAGCATTGCAATATCTAAGACCGACAGGACTTCTATATCGAGGTACTGGCCAATGGTAAAACAATGGCCAATTCCATTAAGTCTATTGATTCATGATATTACTGTTACTGAAGCACAAGAATCACAAGCAAGTTCATTGCATTCACATAAGGCAAAACAACATGTATTTGAACATGTGAGAGTTCAGCCAAAAGATATGGCATCCCAAGCAGGTACTGGTGCCCAAAACAAGGGATCATATCTAGTCTTTATTGATTATCATAATTCTATTAATGAAGACGATTACTTAATTAAAGAAGGTGATCGTGTTTTGTGGAATGGTGTCAATCGTAAAGTGATGGGTAATTCACCGTTATATGCTTTAGACACAGAGCATGTCCATCACTGGGAGGTAACTCTTGAGTAATGAAGTTAATCTTGGCTTTTGGGCACAACGTATGGCCAATCCAGAAGGTATTGAGCTAGCAACTGCTTATAAAGTACGTGAGCTGTCTGATAAGTATGTGCCATTTCTCAGTGGTAATATGGCTGGCCACGTCAAAGTTAATCATGATGATGCAGGTGCTCATATCATTTACAACGAGAAGTATGCACATTATCAATACAATGGCTTTAGTAGCAAAGGGAACCCACTACATTACACAACTACTCATCATCCCAATGCTGGTCCAAGGTGGATTGAACCCGTTAAGCAGGATTCAATTGAGAAAGTTACTTCATTTGCTAAGGAGGCTATCTTACATGGCACAAATATTGGATCTTGAACAATGTATTGCTAATCACATCAATGACAATTTAAATCTGCCAGCAGAATTAGCTATTGGTGAGCCGTCAACACATGGGACGTCAATTGTTTATATCATGCGGCCATTGCAAAAATATACTAATTATCTTGATGGACGACAAAAAAGAACATTTGCTTTTGATATACAAATCAAATGTCCATCATGGTTACAGGCTACTAATGTATTAAATGAGATTGCTGATTTTATGCAAAGGACCAGACCATATCGATTGAAATCAAGCAATGGTAGTTTTGAATTTGTTAAAGCAACAATGAAACAGCCACCAAGTTTTGTGGCTAATGTTACAGATAATTTAGATGTCGTCAACGGGAAGGATGTTCCTGGTGATGGCATTTTTTGTATCTATGAAATATCAATCGAAGTTACAGCAATTATAAATAATTAAGGAGGCCAATTATGGCTGATGACAAAACATTAGATCCTACTTCAAATGTGGATTATAAAGGTAAAATTTCTGAAAACTTTCATGATGAACATTGGGTATGATTACCTCTTAAAGAGGGATTAAAGTGGTTTTTCTTAGGGGATGGTATTACAACCATTACTCCTAAATACACCGACAAAACAAAGACTGCTGCCTATTATGACGGTGGTGGTAATGAACAAAAGACAATTACAGGTATGACACCTTCATATGATATTTCTGGTGATCGTTCAAAGGGGAATCCTACACAAGATTTGATTGCTAACCGTAAATACCGTACTGGTTCAGGTCGTAATCTAATCTTTAGACGTAATGAATTCCTAGAGAATGAGAACGGAACATTTACATTGATCAAGTCTGAATATGGTATGGCCAGTTATTCCGATATTGATGATGGTGGCGGTACTGCTGATGATAATGGAAGTTTCAAATTCTCAGTCCAATATCTTTCAACTCCCAAGCTTGTTAACGCTAAGGATGCACAGCAATTGGATAATATCCTTCATCAAACACCATGCCAAAATGCATCTATTTTGGGCGTCAATGTTGAACAACCGCAAACTGATGGCAAGGTTCAAATCTATTCACCTGATATGAAACAAGTTGATGGTGATATTGATTATGACGGTTCAAAGCCTGCAACTATTACAGAAGCCCGTGAAGAGGCTGGCTCTGCAGTTAGTCCGGTTGTGCCTGATGATGGGACAGATGCTAGTCAAGCACCTGAAACACCAACAGATGTTAAATCTGAGGCAACAGGTAATGGTGCTAACGTTAATGCAAATTAATTAAAGGAAGTAATTTAGTATGGCAGATCGTACAAATGATACAGAAGTAATTTATAAAAAAGATGGAACCAAGGTGATTGAAGGTGAAAAAGGTATTCTTTCTACCGCAATTACTGGTTTAGCAGGCGGAACGATAGTTGCTGATGGTGATTATCAAATTTCATTTAAAGATTCCGTGACAGGTCTTGAATCAGTAAAGGTCGATGTTCCTGGTTTTACTGTTGAAGTAACACCAGCAGAACCAAGCAATGTCAAAGTAGACCCAACTACTGATGGTGGCAAAGTCAGTGCTGAATAGTAATTAAAGGGCATACTCACTCAATGAGCGGCGGTGGACGGAATTGCAAAGGAGGATTAGTTAGATGGTTAAAATTGAGCTACCTGAATCAAAGATTGACTTTGAAATTGGTAATGAGCATTTTGAATTGTCACTGGAAGACACTTCACGTGGTAAATATCTTGAATCATATGACAAGATTTCAGCAAAAGAAGTCGAAGGCATCAATAAAAGAGATATTGAAATATCCGAATATAATCAACAACAAGCTAATTTAGAGGCACATTTCAGTACTGATGAAGAAAAGACTGAAGTTGACTATAAAAAGGCAAGTATTGAATTGTCTGATCAGTTTGCTAAGAAATTGAAAAAGAATAATACCAACCGTTCTAAGGCATTGATGAAATTAGAATATGAATATTTAGATGTTTGCTTTGGACCTAATTCGGGTAAGAAATTGTATGAAATGTGTGACAAATCCTCAGTCGTTCTTAATCAGGTCATTATTATGATCAATGATGAAATTCAGAAGAGGACTAATGCCAGCGATTTCTATGACAATTACAAAAAGAGATTAAAAGAGATGAAGCCAGATGAATCTACTGACGAAGGACACCCTGACGTACAAGAATCAGACGTATCACATTAGTACCTCTTTCCCATTAGTAATTGAATATTTCAAGTATATCAATGATTCTAACCATCTATCTATTCAAGAACGCTTAAATCTAGCACTTTATTCCTTTGTTAAAGAATCAACTAAAGACTTAAATATTATCGAAAAATCAGAGCTTGTGGATAAAATCTACAGCTCTTTTATATTTACCTCAAAAGATAAGCAACGTGCTGATTTGATGAGTAATCAGAAGAAATCCTTTGATTATGAGCAGGATTTTAACCTGATTTATTCAGCGTTTTTACAACAATATGGCATCGATTTATCTGACAAGAGTGTTTTCGAAGAGCTTAGTTGGAAAAAATTCAATGCCTTACTTGATGGATTGAATGATCAGACATTTTTTAGAAAAGTTACGTCATACCGTCAGGTAAAGATTACTGATGATATGAATGACGATACTAAACAATTTCTTAATCAAATGAAGCTCATGTATGCACTAGAAAGCACTTCTAAAGATGGAAAACTTTCAAAGGCTGAGCTTGCTGCCATTTTATCTCCACTTGATATGAATCATAAGATGCTCAAGAAAAAGCAATTGAGGGATGAAGGTCGTATCTAAATCTTTAAGAATTTTGAGGAAAGGAGGAATAAAAATATATGGCAAACGAGTCTGATGGTTCAGTAATTATTGATGTCAAACTTCTTAAAGACCAGGCATTAAAAGATGCGAAGGGCTTGGAAGAGGCATATAAGAATGTCAATTTAAGTAAGGGACTTAGTACATCCCTTGATGCTGTTAGTAAGTCAGCTGAGAAGGCTACTCAATCAGCCGAGAAACTAGGTAAGACTACTAAAGATGCCAGTAAGGGAATGGACATTCAAAAGAAATCCGCCGATGAATCTGGTAAATCTTATGATCAACTCCAATCTAAATTAAAAATTACATCTTCAGCATATAAAACACTTGCTGAGGCTCATGAAAAGTTAGGCAATAAGGCACAAGCAAGTGTGGCCAAACTAAATAGTTATAAGTCTCAAATCGAGTCAACTAAAAATGCTATGGTCAAACAACGTACAGAAATTGGTGAACTTACTAAGAAATATGGTGAGAACTCTGACCAGGTTGGAAATGCTAAAGCAAAGTATCAAAGTCTTGAAGCACAACAACAGAAGTTGGTTGCATCATCTCAAATGTTGTACAAGCAATATGGAAATTTAACACCTCAACTGGCTAAGGTTGCTGATCAAGCTAATATCTCTGGTAAACGAATCAAGACAATGGGCGACGGTATGACTAATATTGGTAACTCAATGAGTACCCGATTCACGTTGCCTATTGTTACTGGTATGGGATTGGCCACTAAAGCGGCAATGGATTATCAATATCAATTACAAGATGTTCGTAAGGAAGTTGTTGCCCAGGGTTATTCTGCTAGTCAAGTTAATTCAATCATGTCCCAATTATCAGCTGAAACACTCAGATGGTCCAAGCAGTTTGGTGTTGGAACAAAAGAGATTAACGAAGGAATGTTTGAGTTAGTTTCTAATGGTTACAACGTTAAGCAAGCTATGGGGATGATGCCAAGTCTATTAAAGACCATGACTGCTAATAGTGATAAGACTGGTACCTCTATCAAGTTAACAGCTTCTATGTTGGAACAATTTGGGATGAATCTTGGATCTAATGGCAAGGTTATCAAAAACGGTAACACGTTGATGAATCAGATGACTGAAGCAACCCATAAGAGCGCTATGTCACTTGGCGATTTACAACAAATTTCTGGTAACGCTGGTGCTGCCATGCACGCTATGGGTGTTTCAACTGCTGATTTCTTGGCTGTTTCTGGTCGTTTGAAGTCTGCG